TGTTAAAGAAGTTATGGAAACATGTGTTGATTTAGAAGTACCTTCTAAAGTAGATATAGATCTTGGAGAAAGTTGGGGTGATAAATGAACTGTTGGCATTGTCAAACAGAATTAATATGGGGTGCAGATCACGACATAGAAGACGACGAAACTTATGACATGGTTACTAACTTATCATGTCCTAAATGTAAATGTCATGTAGATGTTTATAAACCAAAAGAGGAGGAAGAATGAACTGGTTATGTGCTACATTAATAGTTTGTTTATCGTTTGATCCTATTATGGATTATACAAACAATGATGAATTTGTAGAGGATGTCCGTGCATGTGTAGTACACCATAATTCTATGTATCCAGAAGAAGAAAGGGTCCCTGTAAATTTAGTAATATCGCAAGCTATACATGAATCTACATGGGGTAGGTCCAGGTTTGCTGTAGAGGGCAATAATCTTCTTGGGATCCGCACATTTGACCCAGCAGATAATCAACTAAAGCCACTTAATAAACCTAATGTAAGCTGGGGGCTTAGGATCTTTGAGACGAAGTGCGAATCCATATCTTACTATATCGAGTTATTAAATAATAACCATCATTATAATGACTTTAGAGATGAGCGATTATTGCAGTATTTCAGCGATAAAATAGACTTAGAAAGATTAGCAATGACACTTGCAATTTATGCAGAAGACATATATTATACGCAAAAAATTATCAGAACATTGAGGGAACTAAATGACAACTAAAAGTGGAGAAAAACCCGGGTACCGAGAACAAGGCAAAGCAAGAGCAGCCAATAAAAAGAATAATTTTGCTATTAACGCGGAGCAAATGGAGTATGAAAGAAGAAAAGTACTTGAGCAGATGTCTACAAAAATTGACAAAAAGAAGCTTAACAATATGGCAGCAGTTGCTGCAACGAAAGAACCAGAATACTTTGACGAAGAAGGCAACAAAAAAGAGCCAACAATGCGCATATTATCACTCGGGGCAGGGGTTCAGTCATCCTGTCTTGCACTCATGGCCCAAGAAGGATTAACAAAACACAAGCCAGATTATATGATATTTGCTGATACGGGGTGGGAACCTAAGTTCGTTTATGAACACGTGGAATACCTCAAAAAAGCAATAACAATTTGTCCACTCATTACTGTAGAACGAAGTAATATTCGTGAGGATCTTATCCGTGCAGCGAACCCAATTAAAGGGTCAAATGAGGAACATAAATCTTTCGCCGGACGCGTACCAAATCCTCCACTATTTGCTGCGCGACCTGGTGGAAAGGTTGGAATGTTATATCGACAATGCACACATGATTACAAAGTTATTCCTATACAAAAAAAGATTAGAGAATTGCTTGGAGTAAAACCGAGGCACAGAGTAAAAAAAGGAACGGAAGTAGAACAATGGATAGGTATATCTACAGACGAAGCTATGCGTATGAAACACGCTAGGCTACCATGGTTAACATCACGTTGGCCTTTAATAGAAATGAAGATGTCCCGTATGGATTGTTTACAATGGTACCGTGATATAAAGAAACACCCTATGCCTGGTAAGTCATCATGTATTGGATGTCCTTACCATCACAATGATCAATGGAAAAATATGCAAAAAAATTATCCTGAAGATTTTGAAGATGCATGTGAGGTTGATGATAAAATTAGACATGGTTTAAAAAATACAACATCAGAGTTGTTTTTACACAAATCAGCCAAACCATTAAGGGAAATAAATTTCTTGGAACCAAAAAAACAGGCAAGTTTATTTGGTGAAACATTTGATGAAGAATTCGCAGATGAGTGCGAAGGACTGTGTGGAGTTTAGTGGCTAAAGTAGGACTAACTAAACACAGAGGAAGAAGAAAGCTTGGTAGGAAAAAAAGAAAAAAACGTTCTGCTAAGTGGAGAAATAAAAAGACAGGAAGGTAATCATGGAAAAGAAAAAGATCGAAGAAAGAAAAACAGCATTACAAAATCAACATGATGATGTTAATCAAAAAATATCTCAGGGCAGAAATGCACTTGGTAATTTAGAAGCAACATTGATGGGTTTGAAAGGTGCTATTTCACAAATTGATTGGGTATTAGGATTATTCGTAGACGAAAAAAAAGATAAATAGTGTCTGAAGACTTCTACGACCACATGAAAAAAGAAAAAGAATTACTAAATTTGAGTTATAAAGAGTCATTACGCCAAAAAGAGGAAAGAATGGCTGTTTGGGACCCTGAGGATAAAATGACGGTTTTCAGCCAAATAAAAACGCTCATAATTGCCCGGTATCAGGGTTTTAAGACATGGGTGGTAGGATTCATCCCGGGTTTTTAATGGTAAAACACGTTTTACAATGGTTTTGGGATACTGACTGGTTGGGTAAGAAATATAAAGCAATTTATTTTGGTCCGAGGTTATCTTGGATGAAATTATTTAAAAAAAAGAAGAATGATAAAAAGAAAATTAGAAAGATACGTAAAAGTTCTAAGTAATATAGAAGATGCACAAGATAAATTTCTTTGGATTATGGATTTTGGAAAAAATTCCAGACCCATGGAAGATTCGCTTAAAATTGGAGAGTTTGAGGTTCCAGGTTGTCAGAGCCAAACATGGTTGGTCCCGCATTTTGTTGAAGATAAAATTTATTTTAGTGCTGATTCAGCTGCACTTATATCTAAAGGCATGGTCTGTATCATTGCGGATGTGTATAGTGGATCTAGGTCCCAGGACATTAATGAGTTTGATCAAAAAGAATTTGAAAAAATGAATCTTAGTTCGTTATTAACACCAGGACGAAACAATGGTGTTCACAGCATGTTGAAAAAAATTAAACATTATGCAAAAGCTTAAGATAATACTCCTATTATCCAAAGAGTGCCGAAACAAATATAAGCAATAGTTACTGGTTCCATTAATCCCACTTAGCCTTGGCACGGAGTGACCATCTTTCAAATGCTGCTGCATCTATATCTTTTTTAACCATTGTAGCGCCATCTGGTACTTCATTGTATAGTGCAATCACTTCACCGTCTTCTATATGAACGATACCAGGACCACAAAAAGCATCTTTATCATAACCTGTATTTTTCTTTTTAAGTAATCGTACTTCTTTCATACAAGAAGATAATGACTTCATAGGAATATACTGTGTCATTTGAGTTGCTTGGTCATTCATATTACCAAAAACAAACATAAGTATCACGCTAATGACTTCCATTGTCCCTCACTTTGTCCTCGAGCTTTTCTGTATCTTGAATTAATTTTTCAATATCTTGCTGTGCTCTTTTTATATTTACGGTATTACTCATCATACCCTCCATTTCTTCTTGCATAGCCTCAATTTGAGATGCCATGAACTCGATTAACATATCCTGCTGACTATCCGCGGGCAAATTACCCATTTCACCACGAGGCCATTTAATTCTAAATTCCGTGTTTTTTTCAACATCAGCCAACATTAATTTACCTTGAGTCTCAATGTTATTTAATCGCTCTACGATCCCAAAATAGCTATACACGCCGATTCCGACGGCCGCGACAATACTAAGTAAGTTGCGCATAGGCATGCTGATGCTTGTTTGGTCTGAAATTTTCATGATTTTGTTCTCTCCTCTTTTTGTTTTAAAGATTCTTTCATAGAAATATCTAAAATTTCTTTTTCTTTTTTCATGTGATTATGAAAATCATTATCATCTGTTACGACAGAATTATTTTTTTTCATCATCATTCTATTGCGCCTAGTTAAAAAAAATTTGTATTGTTTATTAGCCATTAGTTAGCTAGTGGATTATTAGACTTCTTTTTAATTTCCTTTATTTGAATGTCTTGTAATTCGTTTTCTTTCGATACAATCGCGGCTTGTTTAGCAAGTTCTTCAATATTTTCTTCTAATTCCCAACCGTATTCTTCTAACATTTTAAGTTTTTCAAGAATAGGTGCTAAATCAACACGTGGTGGTATCATAGCAATAAGTTCTCTAACTTTACCTATCTCTTTAAACACTTTTGTTAGATCTACTTGTACTGGCATTTCTGTTCTAACTGCTTCAAATTCTTTTAATACCCATGTCATGTCTTGTGTTTCAGGAATACTATCCTCTACTGCAGCAATACGATCTATAAGTTCTATTTTATTTTGATTTATTTTTTTATTAATTGCACCTACATCAACAGCTGGTGTTGCTTCTAATGCATCAAGGCGTGTATTAAACTGGCCCCAGGTGTAAAAACCTCCGCCTATGGCCCCTATAACGCCTACTAATGCAGCGTATGTGGATAACTTTTCTATTATTTTCATTCTATTCTCCTCTCAAGAGCTTTAATTCTATCATAATACCAGCTTTTTGTATAGCCAATTCTTCTAGTTCACGTCTGTAGATTTCCACTGGATCCCCTTGAATATACATCACTAATGTTACATCATTATATATCTCTTTACTGTATTCGATCATACTTAATTGATCAAAAAAGTCATTATTTACGTCATATTGGAGGCCCTTATCCTGATAAAAATCCTTATTTGAATAAGTATCTAGGTTAACGACCTCCTTAAATATATCACGTGGATCTACGGATACTTTAATTTCCCCTACATCCACATTTTTAATCTTAATTTCCTTGCTGACTTCTATGTTTTTGGTTGTAATTCCTCCTTTGTCAGCAACATCTGTTTCTTCCAATGATTCTTCCTCATTCGAAGCAGTCTCTGATACGCTTTCTTCCGATCCCGACTCTTTTTCCAGTGCTTCTTCATTACCTTCAGAAGATTTTTCATCCTCTTTGGGCTCTTCTGTGCTGTCATCATTTTCAGCTACCTCCATTTCTTCATCCTCTCCCTCCATTTCTACTACATCTTCTTCTGTTTCTGGCTCCATGTCAATAGTTTCTTCCTCAGCTACCTCCATTTCTTCAAATTCTTCTTCCATTTCCATTTCAGTAAATTCCTCTTCCATTTCCATTTCTTCAGACATTTCCTCAAATTCTTCTACCATTTCCATTTCTTCAAATTCTTCTGATAATTCCATTTCCTCAAATTCTTCAGGCATTTCCATAAATGCACCTTCATCAAATTCTTCTTCAAAATACATTTCAGTAAATTCTTCTTCTGGGATCATAGTCATGTCAAATTCTTCAAATTCTTCAGGCATTTCCATTTCTACAAATTCTTCTTCCATTTCAAAATACATATCTTCATTAAATTCCATTTCATAATCTATTTCCCAATCACCAATTATATAGTCATCCCCTATATTAAAATCTTCTTCAAAATAAAAATCTTCTTCCCATGTAAAATAGTCTTCTTCCCATGTAAAATCTTCTTCCCAAGTAAAATCTTCTTCAAAATCGGGAATATCACTTTCAATATCTTCTGTTATATCATCTAATTCTTCTTGTGTATCTTCATCAATAGGAGGTAGATTTGTATATGTCACATTTAATGTAACATTATCTACATCTGGACCACGATGATAACCATCATAGGTTGTGCCTGCAGTTTCGTTATGCACTTCTGCTCTAATTGTAATATCTGTTTGTGTATTTGAACCTTGAATATAAACGTTTGTATAGTTTGTAAACGTACCACCATTTATTGACCTACTAGGGTCATGGTCATTTATCTCTCTGATTTGTGTAGTTACTGAACCATCAGCGCCTGTAATAGTTTGTTTAAGGGTAAGTGTGTTTTCAATACTGTTCCAAAACCATACGTCTGCTGCCATGGTTGAAGTAAAGCCTTGATTCATTTGATATTGTGTTAGATGGTCATCATCAACTAAATCTACATCCTGGTATACATTATCTTCTTCATGCCCTTCAAATGCTAATACACCACCAGATGTATCCATTCCTGATTGATATGGAAAGTTACCAAAATTACCGTGAGTGTGAACACCATGGTCGCCGTCTGTCGACCAACCAGTTGTGGTTGTGGTGTTACCAGTTCCAAATGTTGAGTTTGTTAAAAGATTTCCTGTTGTTACTGTTTCACTAATCGCGTTCGACGATAACAGGCACAGGGTCAACAACAGGCTCGATAGTGTTAACTTCATTTTCTTCCTTTAATGTAAGTAGTTCTTGTTCAATTCTCTCAGCCTCTATTCTTGCTGCTTCTGCTTCTTCAGCAGCTATTCTCTCAGCCTCTATTCTTGCTTCTTCAGCTAATCTTTCATCAACTGCATCAATTACTTTTTGTTTTTCTAAATGTTCTTTATAATCAGGTCTAAGTTCTACGTATTTTTTCCACATTTCCGCCGCCTCTGAACCTATTTTGCCCTGGTATGGGCATGGAGTTCCTGCAGCTTCCATTGCTTGAAATACACGTTTATCCTGGCATAATACTGCCACACTTGCAACTTTCATGCCAAAATCTTGTAAAACTTTTGCTAATTTAATACGCTCGCAGTTCTCATCGACTACGTGCTTGCCCCCAGATAAGCCAAAAACACCAGTAGAAACAGAACCACTAACGCCCATAGAGCAAACGTCTTGAGACATGCTCGAGTATGATGGCGAGTTAGCAGATGGTGGGGGTACATCTGCCCCATGGGAAGTTGTTGTATTTGTTGTCGTTGATGTTGTTGTGTTCGTCTGTCCGTCGTTGTTATTCGTGGTAGTACTCTCATACCCACCCGTAATATTCGTATTCGAACCCGATGTATTAGTTTGTGTATTTGTATCATCTGCAAGTATAGGTTTAGCCCACATTGAGACTAAAATCAAAGTTATTAGTAGTATTAAATTTCTTTTCCAAAAATTCATTCGCCCTCCAGGCTATGCGCCAAATTTTGTTCCTCTATAATTCATACCTTGTATAGGAAATGCATCGAAAGGTAAACAAAATGTTTCCATCAATACTCTATCTTTGTATTCTTGAGGTTTAGCCTCATATGAGTTTTTAAATACTACTTGCGCATCCATACATTCTTCCTCAGTTGGATATAGTACTCCATTATATTTTACTGAAGGCATATTTGGTGCTGAGAATAATATCAGCATAAACCATATTTTAATCACGATGTCCCCTGAAATATTTTTTTTCAGGGTGGTATTGTAACCATTTTTTAAACTTATACCAGATATTTCTTATTCTTGTTGCCATAATGTTCTCTTAATGGGACCCTCACTGCTCGAATGAGCAGCTTAAGAGAGTCCACTGGGTGAAATGAAGTTGAGGATTTATATATATATTCTATGGATAAATTAAGCAATGAAAAAGTAATTTTTTTCTTGACATCAATTTTTGGCGGTATTCTGCGATAAACTTTTACTTGATTTATCCCATTAATTACTGTATAATATGGGCATACAAAAGAAGAGTATGTCAATTGCAAGTGACATATCCTCCTGGCTGAACAACAATCGCAAAGTTGTAAGGCATAGGGCACCGGTAACAATGTCCAAATGGATTAGGGACTGGAGCTTTAGTTCCGAAGTACTCGTTAAGTTGTACAGGCTTGATTTGTCGGGAAAAGGTTGAGGGTGACCACAAGATAATCCCTCGGAGGCTTTTGTACAGAACTGAGGGAGAAATGAATTTATTAAATATGTTAAGTGCTAAGAAATTTGCTGATTGGATAAACAAAGCTAAAAAAGGGGATAAAATAATTTATTACCGTGGCTTTTTGTTTGCACCAAACATGCAAAAATATTCACCAACACAAGATCTTAGAAGAGTTAATAATATGCGCAAATCTATTTATGAAGCGTATGAGCACAATTTAGTCACACTTGTTCAGAAAAAACATGATGACTTTGATTATGAATACATTGCGGTGCGCTCATGATTTACGGTTTATTTTGGTTTTTAATGATTCCTATTAAATTATATATTGCTTATGTAATTTTAGTATGGATTTATAAAGTGTTTTTAGGAATAATATGAAATATCCAAAAGGTATTGATAAAAAGAAATGGGACCTAATGGTTTATTACACTAGATCCTTTGTGTATTTAGTAGGATCACTGGCTCTTGGATATGTAGTGATAAAGTATTTAATATGAGTGATTTTGATAATTATATAATGGATTATTACGAAGAGATATGGGAAAACCAAAAGGAGGAGGATCATGAACCAGAAGAATAAAGGTCCTAATACACCAGAAGAAAAAGCACATGCAGCGGCACGTGATAAAATAATGAAAGAAGAACCACGTAAGTGGGATCACATTCAAAAAGAAAGACAGAAAATACGTGAGAAGAAAGCGTCCCAGGCGTTGGCAGATGCAGAAGCAATAAAAGAATTAGGAACACCAACAATTGCTTTTGAACAGCCGCCAGAGGGCACAGAAATTGGTGGCATGAAATCATTTCATGTTGAGAAAGGTGAAGAAAAGAATACATATGAGATAACAACAAAGCGTGAGATAACATTTCAGTATCTAATTCGTGCCAAAAATGAAGAAGATGCAATGATCCGTACGCTTGGGTTTGTTAGCAAGGATGGTAGTGGGCAACGTGAAGATGTTAAACGACCAATGTATTCAAGTAAACCATTTATACGTGAGTGGATTGATAAGATTAGGAAAGTTGGATGAATTGTTGGCATTGTGGAACAGAATTAATATGGGGGGCAGATCACGACATAGAAGACGACGAAACTTATATCATGGTTACTAACTTATCATGTCCTAAATGTAAATGTCATGTAGATGTTTATAAACCAAAGGAAGAAGAATGAACAAGACCTGCGAGTTAAAAAAGTTAATTAAAGATATTGTTAAAGAAGTATTAAAAGAGATTAAAGAAGAAGAAGATAAAAAATTAAGAGAGGAAATAGAAAAAAGTTATGGCGGAACAGACTGAATTAAAATACGATATATATCAACCATTTGGGCCTAGTATATTAAAGACTACATTGCCCCAAGGCTATGTTAATTTATTGAATGCTGAATCTGATCGTATATTATATGATGATAAGTTGAGTAAGGAACATGACTGGTCACATAATTTAGCTGGTAATGTTAAGAAAGAAATTGCAATTGATCAAAATACCATACCAGGATTTCCAGAGTTTCTTATTACAATGTCGAAAGTTTATTATAAACACACAATTAATAAAGAACCTACTGATGGCAGTAAAGTTGCATTTCGTACGTGGGTTGTATCACAAGTTGCGGGTGACTTTAATCCTGTGCATATTCATGATGCTAATTTATCTGGTGTTGCATTCTTAAAGATCCCGCCAGGATTTGATGAAGAGTACGCGAAAGAGGATCATCACCCAACAGCTGGGTGCTTAGAGTTTCTTGGATCCATGCCTAATCATTTTGCGCGTCATAGTTATATAGTTAAACCAGAAGTTGGAGATTTTTATTTGTTTCCTTCATGGCTTACACATCAAGTGTATCCGTTTAGATGTGAAGGTGAGCGTCGTTCACTTGCATTTAATGTACATTTTACGATGGATAATCCTGTGAAAGGTGTTAACGTTTAATGGTTGATACGACGAAGTATAAAAGTATTGCGATAAAGATTCCCTATTATGACGCATTGGTTGAATTAGGGAGGAGCATGCATCGTGGACCAGGTCAACAAATGATGCATTTAATTGAACAAGAATCTGACCGGAAAGGAATTAGAATAAAGAATGAAAGAACTAGTAAGCGCAGCAAAAGAAATAAATAAAATATTACAGGAGTGTGAGGATGAAGGTTTGGGATATGATGCTACACTTGCCAAAATTAGTGTGGTTAAAGTGCACGGTGTTATATTTCCTACACTTATGCTCATGGAGATCATTGATGAATTTGTTAAAGGGTATGCTGAAAGACAAAAGAAAATTGTTAATGATGATTCAAATGAAATACAAGAGAAGTATGAAGAATACTCTAAGAAGTGGAACATGAAGGATCTTAATTAATGGAAAAGAAAGTAAAGATTGGATATCAAGATATAGTCATAGAGCGTGAGACAGCTACGTTTCAAAAACAATCTGATTCTTATGGTGAGTATGATCATAGAAAGAATAGTATTACTATACAAAATGGATTATCACCGCTTGATGAGGCTAATACGCTGTTGCATGAAATATTGCACGGCATAGCATATATTAATTCACTAACGCAGAGTGATCAGCCCTTAGATACTGAAAATAAGGAAGAAGTTGTTATAAACACAATAACTAACGGTTTAACACAAGTATTTAGGGATAATAAATGGTTACTCCCATACTTGAAGGATAAGCTTAAATAATGGATGAAGAAGTTAAGTTACAAACATATGAGATTAATTTATGGAAGGATAAAAAAATCGTTGAGAAAGTTGTTAAGCAATTTGAGAATGATCAACAAGTATTAGATTATATTAAAGATAATTTTGATAAACAACCAGAACCACAATATCCACAAATGGACCCTTTAAGGGGTTATGTAAGGCCAAAAGCTGATGATCATATTATTACATGGTCTAAAATATCAACATATGTTAGGAAGAAAGGTCCAAAAAGAATGCAATTAGATGAAAAAGAGAAAGAATTGAAAGACACACTAGATAAATCAATAACACAGGAGGTCATTGAAGAGTGGGGTCAAGGAGAAATGCTGAGATTAGTTAGAAAAGACTATTGGAGTCATCCTAATGCTAAGGGAATGGAAGAAAAGAGATAGGTATTGGCAAGGTATTATGAGTGATAAGAAAGGATTAACACCTAAAATGAAGAAGATTCTTCAACAAATTCAAGCATTTAACAAGGCAAATGGCTATCCCCCATCGTATGAAGAGCTCAAACAGCTTACTGGATTTAAATCTAAGAGTAATATACATAGATACATCCATGCACTAAAAAAGCGCGGATATGTTGACTTTTTGCCCGCACATAGTAGAACATTAAGAATATTATGAGAGGTATTGTATTGTGCGCTGGATGCTAAAAAGTTTTTTTATTTTTTTATTTACCGGGATCTGCCAATACCGTAATACCTTTTCTCAATTCTCTATATGGGGTAAGGGATACCGGGTATTACGGAGGTATTACGAGTTCATGGAAAAAGAGTCAAATTATTGTATTTTGGAGGTAAAATGAGTGAAAAAGACATATATACCAATAAGTTAAGGTCATTAGAAAAGAAGGTGGTCCGTAATACCATTGCCAATACCAGAGATATGGCATTAAAATACCCACGTGGTGAGGATGGATTAACAGATAAACAGAGAATATTTGTTGAAATATATGTAAAAGAGGAAGGTAGACTAACACCAACTGAATGTGCAAGACAAGCTGGATATAAACCAGAACGTGCACCTACTACAGCTTCTGAGTTATTGAACATAAAGAAATATCCTCGTGTTGTAGCTGCAGTTAAAAAGAAAAGAAATGAACTACATGAGACACATAAAGTTGAGATGAATAAACATGTTGTTGAGTTAGCAAGATTGAGAGATAGAGCATTGGCTGATAAATCTCATAGTGCTGCTATTAATGCTGAAAGATTACGTGGTCAAGCTGCGGGGTTGTATGTTGAAAGAAAAGAAATTAGAACAGGATCAATTGATGATATGTCAAGAGAGGATGTGTTGAAACAATTAAAGGAATTAGGATTAACAGGTGAATTTAAAAAAGAAGGAAATAAAACTGTCCTTTCGGTCGAAGAGAAATCCAATGGCGAAGAGCTTAAGGACGTCACCCCAATACAGACAGAAGATAGTAAAGAGTAAAAAGAAATATGACCGTAAAAACGGAAACAAATTTTTACAAGACTTTCAAGAGATGTTTAGAAAATGGGAGTGAGAAATATATAATTACACGCATTGAGTCCTACGTTACACCAGGATTCCCAGATTGCTTGATATATCATAAAGATATTGGATTTTTCACTGTAGAATTAAAAGTTGTAAGGCGTAATAAAAAAGGTGTTGGTAAAGTATCAATATCACCTCTACAAATAGCCTGGAATACACTTCATATAGCTCATAATGCCCCCGCATTTATACTAATCTACGACCCCGGGAAGAGGTCCACGAAACTCTTTTCATGCGCCAAACTCCTAGAACTCCGTGATAAAGACTATGATTCAGTGGACGGTGGCCTGTGGACTGGCGTACTGGGCCCGGGATGCGGCTCAGAGTTGCTAAAACTCCTAAAACTCCACAAACTCCCGTAAAATAGCCAACTTATATTGGGCGATGGCCCCTGGACCGTGAGCTGCCGGGCGCGCCGGGCATCAGAGTTGCAGCGTGTCAAGTACTTGGAAAGTTATCCACAATTAATTTGAGATAGGTATATACTTCTTGATTCGGAAATGTTATAATGATGACATAGATACATTATCCCTAGACGATATACTGTTATGCTAGGAAAATGTATCTATTAGAAATAGAAACCATAAGGAGTTAAAATGGATAAAGACTTAATACATGTATTAGAAAGAATAGCTAATGCAATAGAAGAAAGCAACGACACATTAAGTGCTATTGCTTCACATTACGATAGTGTAGTTCCAGTCATGAAGCGAAATGCTGACCGTGTGGAAGAAGCACATAATAAGGTAGAGAAAGATGAATTTGGTTGGGGTAATTACTTAAATCCTAAGAAAGTATTTAAACCACAAGAGCATTAATCTATAACTCCCAAACTCCCCTAATACTGCCACTTGATAGTGGTGGTTGGGGAGTGATTTGTAGCGCCCGGGCCCGTGCAGCTAAACTCCCAAACTCCTCTAATAAAAACCAAGGTTTTCTGGGAATTTGTGATGGGATTTGTTTCCCGGCGCGCGATCCCGTGAACTTAAATACCAGCATGGCGGAAATCAGCCATTTTTTATTGTTGACGAAGCGTGGATGAGCTGGTAGTTTACCAGTTAGAATGAGAAAGAGAGGAAAGTATGGACTGAATAACACTATTTATACCTGTAAAATTGGCAGTATTCTGCCTGATTTTGTGGGTAATTTGGAATGGGGGTTTCTGAAGCTCCCAAGCTCCCGGGATGCAGCTGCTGCCTGGACCAATTGCCACGCAGCTGCTGGTCCCGCTGCGCCCGCGGTAACTTCCAGAGTGCGTTTGGAAAGTTATCCACAAGATAATAAAACAGGGGTTGAGATGGATTACATTTGATGATATAATGATTGGATTGGCACGGTAATATATACGTCGTAGTGTTCAAGGTTATTACACTTTAAGCCAATACATGAGGCAAGATAAACGGAGTTAATCGGCTCTTGCCTCAAAACTCCAAAGCTCCCCTAAACTTCCCAACATTACGCATGATAGATTGGTCTTGTCCGCATCCCCCGGGACATCCCAGCGTGTCGGCACAAGGGTTAAATTAATTTAAATTAGCTATTGTATTACTTATGAATTAGTGTATTAATTGAGATAGAAATAGAAAGGTATAAAATGACTAAAATACAATTTAGAGATATAGTTAAAAGAGGTTTCTTTAGTATTAAATGGCTAAAGAAAAATGGCGAGGTTGGACACATTAAAAGAGGTGTTATCGGTGAAATGGGTAGACGATTTACCCAAAGTGGACAAGTGAATGAACACCCAAATTACTGTTTAGTATTTTGTGTTAGTAATACAGGCAAACACGGTTGGGCAAATGTGAATCCAGACACAATCTTTGAAATCAACAATGTGAGTTATCCACAATGACTTACATATTTATTGCGATTGCTCTTGTAATGATATGGTTTAGTATTAATATGCAATTATACTTAATTAGTTAATGAAAGGAAATAGAATATGACTAATGAAATTACTACAACAAAACAAACATCAGTTAATAATGTTGATATATCTAATGTTATTACTGAGGTTATAGAATACACTAAAGACAAAAATGCTATTGGCAATCTTGAAGAGATTATCGCTTCAGTTCCTAGTACATCTAGTCTTGATTGGAAACTTGTTTCAGGTGTTCTTTGCAATTCAATAGTTGAATGGGTTGCAGATAACAAAGGCAAAGAGGTTGAGCCAATGGAATTAATACAGCATATCCAAAAAGATATTGGCTACTTACTTAAAAGAATAGGTTTAGCGAGTTAGTCATTCGCTATTTCTGGGAAAAGGGCTACTAAATGTAGCCCTTTTTTTATGCCCAGTCCACTAACTGTGGGGTACTATATCTAGTGGTGCGACAAATTGTCGCGGCTGGCGCCCGGGATACTCCCAAGCTCCGACCCCCATCCCCCCCCTTTTTCGAAAAGCATGCTTTGAATTTTGCGGAGCAAGGTTTGAGAGTGACAATGATGCATTAAAATGTTATAAAAAATTTTTAAAAAAATTAAATCGTTTTTATATGGCTTTTTTAGTTGCGAACGTTCCACCAGTAAAGGTATATGTTAAGAAACAGTATTTGTATGATCATCAAAAAGGACATGGAGAATTTGTAGAAGGTGTTTGGGTTAGCTGTAAATCTATCCAAGGTAGGGCGTTGTACTTTGAAACGTATTTGCCGGAATATGGTGCTTTATATGATAAGCTCCCTATTAGTGCTTTTGTTAATTCCCCTAATGTTAAAGATGATCTTTCATTAGAAGAATTAGAACTGTGGGATGCATTTAGCTATAATTTTACAGTAATAGAAAAACAATCGCTTGCAGGTGTTAGGTGTAAATACCTTTCGCCCTCTAAAAAATGGCATCACGGAGAATATTTGTTTACAATTGACAATTGTCATTCTGATCATAACACATTAAATACTAGTTATTCTGAGATTCCAGAGGAACATAAGTCATTTAATATACTAGAATTGGACAATGGGCACTATGCAGCACAACCAAATAACCGTGTATTGTTTTATGATAAGTCTTTAACACCTTCTAAAACGTTAAATCCTGATTTTAAGGTGTCAACAGAGTATTATTCGGTTGAAAACAAGTCAAAATGGACTGCTGGCGATGATGAAAGCTATTTTTACGACCTAAAGGAGCAAGAATAATGAACTTAGAGTCTTTAGACACCCAAACTTTAAAATATATCCTTAAAAATGCAATTCTTGAAAAACAAGAAAAGGCCCAAAATGATTTTTTGACCTTTGTAAAGACAGTTTGGCCTGATTTTGTTGAAGGAAAGCACCATAGAATCTATGCAGAGAAATTAAATCGTATTGCAAGGGGTGAATTGAAGCGATTAATCGTCAATATGCCCCCAAGACACACAAAATCGGAATTTGCATCTAATTTATTTCCAGCTTTTTTTATGGGCAACCATCCAAAGGCCAAGCTTATTCAAACAACACACACAGGAGAACTAGCAATCCGCTTTGGACGTAAGGCCAAGAACGTGATAGAGTCACCTGAATATGAAAGTGTATTTCCAACAGTTAAATTGGCAGCCGATTCGAAAGCTGCAGGACGTTGGGAATCAAATCATGGGGGCGAATACTTTGCTGCTGGTGTGGGTGGTGCTATTACTGGTCGAGGTGCTGATTTGCTTATTATTGATGATCCTCACTCCGAGCAAGATGCGCTCTCACCTACTGTATTGGAGTCTCATTACGAGTGGTATACTTCTGGTCCTCGTCAGCGTTTACAACCTGGTGGTGCGATTGTTATAGTAATGACAAGATGGTCTATAAAAGACCTCACTGGAAAGCTGCTAGAGGCCCAGGCAAAAGACGACGAAACAGATAAATGGGAAGTTGTAGAATTTCCTGCCATCATTAATGATAAACCCATGTGGGGTAATTTTTGGTCCATAAAAGGATTACTTGGTGTTAAAGCATCTATTCCTGAATCAAAATGGCAAGCACAATGGATGCAGCAACCTACCTCCGAGGAAGGTGCACTTATAAAACGTGAGTGGTGGAAAAAATGGGAAAAGAAAGAAATACCACATCTTCAATATATAATACAATCATATGATACTGCATTTAGTGCAAAAGAGACTGCTGACTACTCAGCTATTACAACATGGGGTATATTTCAGCCGGAGGAAGGCGGAAGGCAGTGTTTAATTTTACTTGATGCAAAGAAAGGAAGATGGAATTTTCCGGAGCTAAAATCTATTGCGCAAGAGGAGTATAAGTACTGGGAACCTGAGGCAATCCTTATAGAAGCAAAGGCTTCTGGATTACCTTTAACTCATGAGTTGCAAAAGGCAGGAATACCTGTTATAAATTATACACCCTCACGAGGAAACGATAAACACTCGAGGGTAAACAGCGTAGCTCCCCTGTTTGAATCAGGAGCTATATGGGCGCCCACTAAAAAGTTCGCCGAGGAAGTGATAGAAGAATGCGCAGCATTTCCGTTCGGTGATAATGACGACTACGTGGATTCTACCACGCAAGCCTTAATGAGATATAGACAAGGCTACTTTGTTGAGTTAAAAGATGATTATGAAGATGAGAAGAGTACCACAATTGGTACGGGGAGAGAATATTATTAATGGACGAAAACGAAAAAAGTTGGTTTGAAAGACTTTATGGACCCACTTGGCGTGATTTAAAAGATCCTGAAACTTACAAAAGTCTTCTTGATCTATCAAGTTATGGTGATGTAGTTGATGCACCTGGTGCTGGCGAAGGTCTAGAAGAATTATATGATTTTATAGGTGGTCCAAGTGAAGAAGATTTATCGGATCTAGCTTCATCTTATGAAGGTATGGATTATAAATATCCAAAGATGGCGTGGGATGCTGGAGCCTTTGGGGTTAATACAGCTAAAGATATTTTGCAATTTATACCTGATATGACAATTGATGCTTTCCAAACAGGTTGGGCGCAAACACCAACATGGATGGGTGGTGAAGGACAAAATCTTTTAAGTACTGATGCAAGCTTACGAAAAAATGCATGGTTACATGATAAGCTTGGTAGGTTTTCTTGGTACGATGCTGAATCTAATCCTTATACAAATCCGGAACTAATGGAAGGATATTATAATAGTGCCATTGATAATGCATCAAAACATTTTTTTACTCATGAAGATAAAGGTGGATTCATGAATGAGAAAAAGGCTGGAAAGATTTGGGATGTTGTTGAAGAAAAATTACCTTGGGCTAAATGGGTACGTGAAAATCCAAATACTGATCCTGAAGAATTTAGAAAATTAGAAGAGCAGTTATTTATGGCTGAATTTGATAAACAGTACGGTGATCAATGGAATGAATTTGTTGAGACTGATGTAGATCGCTCTTTAATGGAGCATCACGGAATTGGTGCAGATAAAGGTGCAATTAGTAATTTTGAATTTGGTATTGGAGAAGGTGACCTTGGTGGTTATGCGTCATTAGGACAACCATTACTTCCTTATTTTACTCCTGAAAAAGATGTTTTATATGATGCACATAAAGTTACAGAATTGGCAGGTGGACCTGGTATTATTAAAGGTGGCCTTAAACTTGGAAGAAAATTATTTCCAAAGAAATCCGTTCGTGGGGAAGGAATTATGGACAATGTTAGAAGGCTAGAGGGCCCAGGAGGTAAAAGCAAATACGATTGGGCAGAGGAATGGCTTAGAGATCGTGGTGCTTTATAGTGGTTAAAAAATTTTTAGCTAAAAAAATAATGGAGCGAGCTTCCAAAATGACTCCATTGGAAAGACAACAATATTACCGTTCATTTGGAAAGACTAAAAAAGAAGGAATTCACACTGCTGTTATAGGAAGACAAGCTAAGAATCCTGGTTTATATTATGATCCTAATTTACCTTTTATAGAAACTTATCAATATTTTAGAAAACCTTCTGCTACTGCTAGAGCTCAAGCTAAAAAGGCAGGACATACTTTAAAAGACGAATATTCAGAAACAAGAAGTAGATTTATTCAACCTAAAGAGGAAGATTCTTTCGTTATGGCACAAACCACAGGAACTGCCGATGAAGGGTGGAGACATAAATATGTGAAGGTTAGACAAAGTGAAGCAATTTGGAATGATAAAGCAAAAAAATGGGTTTTGCCAGTATCAAAAGATAGTATAAGAAATCCTACTAGAGCAAAAAGAATACAAGAAGTTGTTAACGATATTTCCGATAATCCAGAAAAACATGGGTTAAAATTAGATCCAACAAAAAAAATTAGAATAGCATATGGTGATTATGTAAATGCTGTTAATAAAGTATTAAAAAATGAAGGGTATAAAGATATACCAGCATCTTCAATAAAAAATGCTATTGTAGCTAAACAAGGAACTTCCATTGTACAACTTAGAGGAACAGATACTGAAAAGAGATTACATAATTTTCTAAGAACTATAGATCCTGAAACTAAAAGACCTTATTATGAAAACATAACTGCCACAGAGTTAAGGAAAAAATTACCGTGGCTTAAATCGGATAATTCTGCAATAAATGAGAGTAGAAGAGCAGTTGGTTTACAACGAACTAATATTGGTAAATCAGAAAGTGATAAAGTAGAAACAAGAGTAATTGAGGCTACAAGAAAAGTTAGACAAAAAGTTAAGAAAGAACATTCTTATTTATCTGATGACGAAGTAGACGCTATGATGGAACAAGCTAGAATTATGCTTGGCAATTTAAAGCCGGGG